TTGCGGCGGATGAATTTATGGATAGTAAATGGGCGCAACAGGTTGGTACGAGAGCCATCCGTGTTACTGAAATGATTAGATCTGGAGAATATATATAATGGCTAGAAGCACACCAGGAACAGCCGGATCTAAAGGCGGTGGAAATGTTGTCCCTAGTAATCAGATGAGGATTGGTGGTGGGCCACAGCCTATATTCAATCCTCGCTTTGGTGGCAGAGGAGGCCCAGGAGACGCATTACCAGCAAGTGGGTTTATGGCGGGTGCCTATGGTCGGGGTGGGCCACAGCCTATATTCAACCCTCGTCCTTCCCCCTATATGACCCCAACTGGGCAAGCGCCTCGTTTATCGCCTCGACTCGGTGGCAGAGGAGGTTCAAGTGGGTTTATGGCGGGTGCCGACACCTATGGTCGGATGACTAGAGGGCCGGTCTTTGGCCCGATAATGCCGCCTAGTGATTCCCCAGGTGGTATTCCTCCTTTTCGTCGTCCGCCTCCTTTTATGCCACCCCCTTCTCGCCGTCCTCCCCCAAGCAGATATCCTGGGCCATATATGCCTAGACCTCAAAACAGATATCTACCGCCTCTGCCAAGACAGAGAAGCCCGTACAACCCACCACCAAACCTTTACGGCGGTGTGCGAGGGCCATCAGGTTTAGCTGGGTTCTTGGCTAACCAGCCTGCAATAAGGCAGATAGAGATTGATCCTGCCACAGGGTTCCGTAGTCAGAATCAAGTTGAAAAAGATGCAGCGGAAGCTGCCGCCAGAGCCGCTGCTGAAGCTGCTGCTCAAGCAGAAAGAGATCGAATAGCACAAGAAGCTGCCGATGCCGCTCAAGCAGAAAAAGATCGCTTGGAGCAAGAGGCAAACCAACAAGACCCTGCACCAGAGCCAGAACCCGTGATGCAGATTCCAGACTATAGAGATATATTCAGAGGAGAGGATATACGATATTTCTCACCCTCTACCTCTAGGCAATATGCTGCGATTCCTCCTGGCGGACAAGCAGTTGAGTCCATTGCACCCGTTAAAATGGAGCGGCTTGGTGGCCTACCCCAGCCGCTAACGAGAGATGAACTGGACGAAAGATTTGCAACGATGCAGGCGCAACGCGCAGCACAGGGTGTAGATCCAACTCGCTCTTCTGGGAAAGGTGGCGCTAAAGGCGGGGCAAGTACTGTCCCTGCTGGTTCACAAACACGGCAAGGTATGGGCGGTGTTAGTAAGGGTGGCGGTATGGGTGGCACATCTATGCCCCCTTCTGGTGGGCCAAGAGTTAGGCCATCGATGAGTGTTGGTAAGGCAACTGGAGGCCCAGTTGGGTTGGCTTCATTGATTGGTCAATACTAAATGACGTTGGCGAAAGTACAGTTCGCCCCAGGCGTCAACAAAGAAGGCACCGAGTACACTGCCGACGCTGGCTGGTTTGACTCCGACAAGATTAGGTTTAGACAGGGCCGAGTCGAAAAGATCGGTGGTTGGACTAAGTATTCTGACCAAAGCTTTTTTGGGGTGTGCCGGTCACTACATCAGTGGTCTTCACTTGAGTCACTCAGCTACATTGGAGTTGGCACCAACCTAAAGTTCTATATTTCAGAGGGCACACTCTACAACGATATAACGCCTATCAGGCTGACCGCTGGTGCGGGTGACGCTACCTTTGCGGCAACAAACGGTTCCTCGACAATAACGGTTACGGAGAATGGTCACGGTGCAGTGGTCAACGACTTCGTTACCTTTTCTGATGCAGCGTCCTTGGGCGGGAATGTAATTGCAGCGGTCTTGAATCAGGAATATCAGATCGCATCCGTCCCCACGGTAAACACGTTCACCATCGAAGCAAAAGATACAAGCGGTGCCACGGTTACGGCAAACGCTAGTGATAGCGGCAATGGCGGTGGGTCAACAGTTGCAACCTATCAGATCAACACAGGTCTAAATGCGTTTGTCCAGGGAACAGGTTGGGGTGCAGGAACATGGGGCGCTGGCACTTGGGGCAGTTCTAGTAGCACTCTCGCTGCTGGTCAGTTGCGTCTTTTCAGTCAAGACAGTTTTGGTGAAGACCTGATCTTTAACATTCGAGGTGGCGGCATCTACTACTGGGATGAGTCTGCTGGCACAAGCACAAGAGCAATAAACGCCACCGCTTTGAGCGGAGCGTCTAATGTGCCAACTGTTGCGCTTCAAGTGTTAGTTTCCGATATAGATCAGCACGTTATAGCTTTTGGCTCAAATCCGATTGGATCATCTAACATTGACCCACTGTTTATACGCTTCTCAGATCAAGAGAACGCTGCCGACTGGACTCCAACAGCAACGAATACTGCTGGCGGTGTACGCATAAACTCTGGCTCCGAAATCATAGGTGCAGTCCAAACAAGGCAAGAGATCCTTGTGTTCACAGATGTCAGCTTGCACTCAATGCGTTTTGTGGGTGCTCCATTTACATTTCAGTTTGCAACGCTCAGCACCGATATATCCATGATCTCACCAAACGCAGCGGTTAACGCTAGAGGATCGGTCTACTTCATGGATTCGGGCGGGTTCTATGTCTACAACGGGTCAGTCCAGCCACTGCCATGTAGCGTGAAGGAGCATGTGTTCTCTAACCTTAACAAGGGGCAAGCATTCAAGGTGTTTGCTGCTGAGAACAACGACTTCTCAGAGGTCATATGGTTTTACCCAGTAGGTTCAGGTGACACAGAAATCACAAACTATGTGTCGTACAACTACTCAGAGAACCTTTGGGCTATCGGCACGTTGGATAGAGGTACTTGGATGGGTTACTCGAAGTCCTCGAACCCGATTGCCTCATCTGTAAACACTGGGCCAACAGATGCTAATTTCCTGTACAACCATGAAACAGGATTCGATGATGACGGTTCAGCAATGACTGCGTTTGTGGAGTCAGGAGATCTAGAGATCGGCGAGGGTGATCGGTTGATGATGATCAGTAGGATTATCCCTGACTTCAAGTTTAGTGGTGACACTGGTGGGGCTTCGGTGGATTTCACCATCAAGGGCAGTAACTTCCCGCTAGAAACACCAACTAATCAAGCGACAGCGACTGTCACATCAAGCACCACTCAGTCGAACATAAGGACTAGAGCAAGACATGCGGTAGTGCGTGTTGAAAGCTCTGGTGCTGGGTTTGGCTGGCGATTGGGTGATCTAAGGTTTGATATGAGACAGGACGGAAGGCGCTAATGGCAACCAGACAAAATCCCCTGCCAGTGCCTCCAACAGAGTACGACTTCAATAACGAAGCGATTACTCGAAGGACAATAGAGCAGGCTATGGATCAGATCGAAAACGATGTGGTTCAAGCCAAAACTCAAGGTGACAAGACGGGATCACTCGCCATGCGTAGGTTTCAGTTCTTGCTGATGGGCGCATCGTGACAGACGTTATCAAGGTACTCGGTCAGGTCGATGTATCAGCAACGACAACCACTACCCTATACACGGCACCCGATCTTGTTCAGACCACCGTGAGTTCGTTAGTGGTATGTAACAGAGGCGGTTCTGGTATCACCTTCAGAGTGAGCATCCATGTAGGCGGTGCAACAGCAGATGACAAGCAGTTTATTTTTTACGACGAAGATCTCGCGGCAACCACTTCTAGAACGGTTGTGATCGGGATATGCCTTTCTCAAACAGATGTGGTTAAGGTTTACGCCAGTGCCGCCAATGTAAGCTTTAACCTCTTCGGAGTGGAGACCAGCTAATGAACAATCCAAACATGTTCCCAATGCAGCCTATGGCGCAGCAGATGGCCCAGCAGGGCCGATACGGCGACAGCATGATGGTTCACATGAACCCGATAGAGGTGGCTGGTATCGCCTCTCTGTCGCCCACAGGGCAACTCACAACCAACCCGATGACAGGACAGCCGGAGGCTTTCTTGCCTTTCCTAGCTCCACTGCTGGGTAGTTTTTTAGGTAGTACTGCATTAACTGGTCTGGGTGCTGGCGGGATTTTAGGCGTTTCGGGCCTTAGCTCAGCAGCGGCAGGTGCTATTGGATCGGGCTTGGCGACAACAGCAGTGACTGGTGATCTTAAAGAGGGCTTGCTGTCTGGGTTAACTGGATTTGGTATTGGTAAGGCTTTGGGTAGTGCTGCTCAAGCTTTAGATCCGGCTGTTACAACGGCAGCAGCAGAAACCGCAGCAACAGAAGCTTTAACCGCACAAACGCTTGAAGGTGTAGCCAAAACTGGAGCACAAAACGTACTTGAGGGCGGGACTAGAGAGGCTGCAATCCAAGCTGCTAAAGACGCTGCTGCCCAAGGAGCATCAGATGTTGCCGCAGCGCAGGTGGCAGAGCAGTCTGCAAGGGCGGCTGCTGAGAAAGGGTTGGGTCAAGCATTTTTAGATCAGCCAGGAAAGTTTGCTGCTGAAGCTGGCAAGAACCTATTGTCTCCTGGAGTTGCAGCACCTATAGCTGTAGCCGAAGGACAACGTGCTGCTATGGCGGCTCAAGACGAACGTGATCGCATGTTTGGCAAAAGGTCTGCTGAAAAGGAGCAAGACCTTCGAGACTCTCAGAGCATTGTTGATGAGTCTATCCGGCAAGTTGGATCTGACTACGGTATTGATTACTCACAAGAGTACGGGCGTGATTACGGCACAAGATATGCGGCACAAGGCGGCATCACCTCCGTGAACCCAGCCGACTTTCAGCGCCGTCACGCAGAGTTACAGATGATGGGCAGACAACCTATTCAGATGGATCGTGGCGGCTCATCTTCCAGAGACTACAACTATCCAAATGTAGGGACTGTTGGCGGATTCGGTGCCCCAGCAGGACGCCAGGCTAGGCTTCGAGGGCCAGAGGTGGTTAAGCCAGAAGAGCTTGTCGGTACTAGACCTGGATTTCAGCCTGAGATTAACTATTTCAGACAGAAAATAGAGGCTGCTCCGAAAGACGGATCAGATGCCGCAGTAGACCCAGCTTTCGGTGTTACTTTACCCGATGTAGACCCAGCATTTTTACAGGGCATCGGCGGTGTTGGTAAAGGTGGCAGCATGGGTGGCGTGTCTCTTCCCGCAAAAGTACAGGCTGCTCAAGATATTCTTGATAGAAAGTCTGTCTCCACAAGAAGGCGTAACGCCGCTCGAAAGATTGTGGATCAATACGAAGAAGAAGGCAGAGGCGGTCAAGACTACTTTGATGAGGTTATAGCTCAAACGTATGGCACTGGATACGGCATGCAGGAAGGTGGAGACACCACTGGTCAGATGGATCAGTCGGCTGCGATGCAACTCATTGAGCAGGTTTCTATGGCATTGCTTGGTAGATTGCCGGAAGATCAAGCTGAAGTTGTAATCAACCGATTCATCGATGAATTTGGCTCTGAAGCTTTCCAGATGCTGCGCTCACAGGTGCTTGAGTCTGTTGTACCTAACTCACAGAAAGAAGGTGTCATTCAAGGCGAAGGGAAAGGCATGGACGATCAGGTGCCAGGTATGATTGGCGATCAACAGCCCGTAGCTGTATCTCCTGGTGAGTTTATTGTCCCTGCTGATGTCGTTTCTGGGATCGGTGATGGCGATACAAACTCTGGAGTTCAAGAGTTAGAGGGCATGATGGATCGTGTTCGCCAAGATAGAACAGGAACAATGCAGCAACCTGCACCATTAGGTGCTAAAGCCGGAGGTGCGTTACCAGCATGAGCAGCTTACTGGAGTTTGACGCAAGCAGAATAGAAGATATTTCTAGAGAGCCAAAGGTTTCTCGTAAAGACTTGCCTAGAGAAATAACTCACACCATCACGATGGTGCCTACCAACTACCTGAACAGCCTTTGGCCTGATGTCAGGGATCAGTTGGCTAGAGCAGTGAAACGTTCTCAAGGGCGCTGGAACATGGAGTTCTTGTATGCGTCCATTCTAAATGGTAATCAGCAGTTGTGGGTGGCCTTTGATGAAAACAATAGCATAGATGGTGTTGGCACTACTGAGATCATCCAGTATCCAGAAAAGCGAATGGTTGTTGTGCAGTTTTTGGGCGGTGACAATTTCAATGATTGGGTCTGGGATATGCTGGAAAGATTCAAGGATTGGGGTAAAGATAACGATTGTTCTGGCATTGAAGCCACGGCCCGTATGGGCTTTTGGAAATGGTTAGAACAAGACGGTTTTTCTAGGTCGTATGTGGTCTACGAAAGGAGCTTTGACGATGAGTAAAGGTGGTGGTGGTGGTGGCGTTCAAGAGAGCGTAGTAACACAAACAAATCTCCCTGAGTATGCAGAACCATTTTTTCGGGAGCTACTAGGTAGAACCGTATACGAATCAACTCGCCCTTATGAGTCGTTTCCTGGTCAACGTATTGCCGAGTTTGATCCCTTTGAGCAGTACGGTATGCAGGGTATGGCTGAGATGGCAGCAGCGGGTACTCCTCAACAGATTACCGATGCGTCAAACATTGCTGCCAATGTAGGCTTTCAAGATGTCGGTATGGGCATGGATGTCGCTAGAGGATTTAATCCTCAGATGCAGTACTCAGGTTATCAAGCGGGTGATATTGATAGTGGTTATCAATCCGACTTCCTAGGCCAAGGGTATTATGCTGGTCAGCGTGACGTTGGATATCAAGGCATGGACTTTGACCCTGGTTATCAGGCTAGAGAGCGTCAGTCACAGTTTAATATAGGGCCACTAGAAAGCGGCTATCAAGCAGGCCGATTTGACCCAGGATATCAAGCAAGAGATCTAGGCCAAGGTTATCGGGCGCAAGATATAGCTTCTCAATACACTGGTGAAATGGACTTAGGGCCGGGCTTTCAAGCAGGCACCATTGCTGATGCTGCGACGTTAGAAGAGTACATGAACCCGTACCAACAGTTGGTGACGGACATAGAGAAGCGTGAGGCGCAGCGTCAGTCTGACATTCAAGGGGCAAACATATCTCAGCAAGCGGCTTCATCTGGTGGTCTTGGTGGCTACCGTGAAGCGATCATGCAGTCTGAGCGAGAGCGCAACTTGGGTGAGCAGTTGGCTGATATACAGACTCGCGGTGGTCAAGCTGCATTCGATCAAGCCCAGCAAGCTTTCGAGGCTGACCGTGCCGCTAGGTTGCAAGAAGCTCAGTATGGCTTAACCGCCGCTGGGCAGTTAGATCAAGCTCAACAACAGCGTGAACAACTAAGACAGTCAGCATTCCAGCAGACAGAAGCAGGCAGACGCTCACAACAAGAGCTAGATACGCAAGCTTTCCAAGCTGGAGAGCAAGCGAAGCAACGTGCTGCTGAGATGGGCATGACCGCTCAACAACAAGCTGATGCAGCCCGACAAGCTCAAGAGCAGTTCCGCCAGTCTGCCTTTGCTCAGACCGCAGATGTTGCATCGCAAAGAGAACAGTTCCAACAGCAAGCGTTTCAAGCTGGAGAGCAAGCAAGACAGCGAGCAGCAGAGCTTGGTCTTAATGCACAACAGATGACAGACGCGTCACGTCAAGCACAAGAGCAGTTCGAGCAAGAGATGTTTGGTCAGAACGAACAATTGCGTCTAGCGCAACAGCAAGAGAATCGCGCTGTGTTCCAAGCTCAAGAGGCTGCAAGGCAAGAAGCTGCACGACTCGGACTCAACGCACAAGAGATGCAAGAGCGCGTTAATCAGGCTGAAAACGAAGCTCGTATGCGAGCAAGGGCAGAGAACGCCCAGCTTGCAGAAACACAGGCTCGCCTTGGGTTTGCTGGTTTGGAAGCTGATCGCGCTACCAGAGGACAACAGCTTGATGCTTCGAGGCTCCTTGGTCAGTTAGGCACCGATGAGCAACGTATGGCTGCTGAGCGACTGCGTAACTTACAGGCGGCTGGCGAGATCAGACGATCTGCTCAGCAACGTGGTCTGGACATGGGTTATCAAGACTTCTTGCGACAACAAGCGTTCCCTAGAGAGCAGCTTGGATTCTTTAGCCAGATGCTTCAGGGGCTACCTGTTACAGCAGGCTCAACAACATCTACATTCGGTGGCCCAAGCGATGCACAATCGATGCTTGGTGCAGGTATCGGCGGTGTAGGTCTGTATAACGCCATGAGAGGCTGATAGTGAACATATTAGAAATCGAAGACATGGTTAAAGGCTTACCTGACCAAGCATTACAGAAGGAAGCGCGGATGCCATCAGGTCAGGTGCCTCAGTTCCTTGTTGTATCTGAGATACAGCGCCGATCTGACATGCGTAAACGGTTTCAGGAAAGACAGCCCCAGGGCACGGTGAAGGATCAGATCGTTCAGCAAGGAATTGCTGCAATGTCACCACCAAATGCAGAGATGCAAGCCGCCATGATGTCTATGCCGCAACAGCAGGCAGCGATGGCAGGCGTACCTTCACCTATGCCACAACCTATGCCACCCGGAATGCCCATGCAGCAGCCTCCTATGGGTATGTATAACGGAGGTGTTGTAGAAATGTCTAATGGTGGCATGACAGAACTCGAAAAAGCTGCTGCCGCTTTATATGACTATCGACGCCCTAGACCGGCAGAGGAAGGTTTCAGCGAAGATGCTATGTCCCGCGAAGAACTTATTCGTTCTGCTCTAGGCGCAGACTATCAAGGATTCATGCCTCCATCTTTCCCTGGCGCAGGCGCTAGAGATAGGTTCATAGATCAAGCCAGCGCGAGACTGCTTGAACTAGAAAACATGATGGATCAAGAAACGGAAAATGACACGCCATTACAACTGGTCGCTGACGATAAACCCGACATGCCGCAATCTATTTTTTCTGATCCTTACACCGCAGCTATGCTTCAACCAAAAGTAGATCCTCAAGACGCTATAAATATAGTTGGGAGTAACGCCTCTCAAGAGGATGCCAGCAAGTTTGGTGCGTCAGGAGACGCAAACGCACCGGGGCCAAATATTCCGGGGCCAAATATTGAAGATGAAATTGTTATCCCTGGTATCAACAAACAGCCTCTGATAGATGCCCAGGAGAGGTTACGACAGTAAAAAA